TTAACGTATCTTTAACGTCATTTGTATCTTGAGTTTTATCTGTTAGGTGTTCTAAAATAGTAACTTTATTGTCTACTAAGTACTTAGGGTCAACTAGCTCTTCATTATTTTGAGCCTCTAATAAACAGTACATAGCAGCTAGTGCTTTGTAGTCTCTAACTTGGATACTAAAAAACTCATCTACATCATAGTGTTTTTTAATTTCTGATATTAGTTTGTATTTTTGACTTTTGAGAGCATCTTGATTTAGTTTTCTAGATACTTCAGTAATAGTTGAAACTATTGCTTCTGCTCTTCTCTGTGTTACTCCTTTAGACTTTGTTACTAAGTCGTATAGTTTATATTCTTTTGCAAGCGAAGTTTTACTTGCATAGAATTCTTTGAGAATACCGACAGCCGGCGATTCTGCTCCAGAGAGAGTATCAGCCGCAATCTGCTTAACTAACAATTCAAATATTAGTCCAGTATTTCTATACTTAGAATGCTTTATTTTCATCTTATACGTTTACTATATATAAATATGCACTACTTACCTAAATCCTTTATTTGATCTTCGTTTAATAGTCCCTCGTTGTCCTCACTCGTATCTTTAGTAAAAACAATTTTCTTTAAAAGATCTTCGTTTTTAGCTAAAATAGTCTTTGCTACTGTGTTTTCATTGACATTATCGGCATCGCTAGGAAAACCACCTTTCATACCATGTTGACCTAAAGGATCACGTCCTCCTAGTCCTGCTGTAGTACCGTATACAGAAGCTTTTTCTTTTGGTCTTCCGCCTTCTGGGCCTGGCTGTCCCCATTCGCTATACCCTGCTGGTAGATTAGCTTGTTCTCCACCTTTTGGTGTAGCTGTTGCTCTTCTACCGTACATAGAGGCTAAGTCGTGTGGTGTACCGTAAGTTACTCCAGATGAAGCTGGATCGTTACCTTCTGCTTCTATCTGTGCTCTTCTAAATTTACGTTTTTCATCTTCTACCATTAGATCTCTCATTTCCATATAAGCATCTTCTGATAAGTCAAATATATTTTCGTAAATATAATCTGTAGAGAATAATTTAGAATCCTTCATTTGAGTAGCTAAATCTACTTTTTCTTTAAGTAGTGCAACTTTCTCTTGTTCAAATATAATAGAAGGAGTAGTTAACTTGATTTCAAAGTTAGTAAGTGATTCACCTGAGAATCCTTGAGTGTATAAGTGAACTAGAGCTATCTTAGTAAGCTCTGATTCCATGATTCTTTGAATACGTTCTACTGTTCTTGCAAATCTAATATCTTCTGCAGCTAAAGTAGCTTTACCACTTAAGTCACCTTCGTAGCCAAAGTATGCTTTAGGTATCTTTAATGCTGCAAATAACTTAGATTGTAAGTATTGAACGTCATTAGTACCATCGTAATCTAATCCTTTGGTAGTTTCTATTTTAGTAGCTGTATCTCCTCCTCGTACAGGTAGATAGAAATCTTCCATCATATTCTGCATATTGAACTTCAAGTTATATTGACCTGTTTCTGGATCAACATAAGGAGTTTTCTTCATTCCATTGATAGTCTTTTGCATAAACTGCTCAACTTCATTTGGAGGAATAGAACCTACATTAATATAAAACATTCTCTTTTCTGGTGCTCTCATGATTCTATGAATCAACATTGCATCTTCCATTAAAGAGGTTTGTTTAAATATTTTTCTAGCTGGCTCTAAATAAGATCTACCGTAAGGTAGGTAATGAGTATCAGATATTAATCTGAAGTGAGCCATTTCGTAATTATCAATCGTAATATTATTATTACGTTTTCTTCCTCCAGGCATATAGTTAGAATCAGTAGATGCTGCTATACCGTCAGGATCTAATTCAAATTCTACTTTTTGAGGATTTTCAGGATCGTTACCTTCATGTCTAGCGATGTGGTAAACTGTATAGGGTAAGACGTTATAAACACCGTACTTCTCTGCTATCTCTAGCTTTAAGAAAAAGTCTCCGTATTTAACCATATTTCTAGTCCAAGACCAGAGGTTAAACTCAATATTTAAAACGTCATAAAATAAGTTGTAAAGTACTCTTTGAATATTTTCATCAGAAGATTTAATTCCTAGTACTTCATTTTGATCATTCTTTACTGTTGCTTCATCTGCTATAATATCGAGTGCAGAAGCTATAATTGGATCAGTATCCATTGCCTCGTAATCAGAATATAATTGAATACGTAGAGTCTGATAATTAAGGTTTGGATTAAATATGTTTGCTTTGTTGTAAGTATATAAACGAGTAAACCTATCCATTAAAGAATTGGTTTGATACTTACCTGTCGTCTGTATATTATTTGTGTCTACAACTTTTAGTTGTGTTCCACCCACATTACGTATTACTACGTCGGTAGAAAAAAGTCTTTGTAAACGTCCAAATAGCGATTTATCTGCCATTAATGTGTATTTTTATATAAATAGTCTATTTTAATAACCACGAAATATCTTCTGTGGTTCGTCCATTATCTATAATATAAGGATTATTTTGCGGACTTCCAACTGATTTTATTATAGCTTTATTCTTAGCATTTAGATTAGTAAATGAAGATAATTGAGCTCTAGCTAGGTCCATCCCTTGTTGTCTTAATCTTAATGCAGTATCTCTAACATATAGAGCAGTTGCTGCAGAGATAAGTAAATCATCATTATAATTAGTTTGTGCTTGAGGTTTTCCGTTTTTCCATACAAATACTCTCATCTCTCCTAAAAGCCTTTTAGACTGTATAGTAACGCCTCTTTCTCTAATATACTCAATCATCTTAGCAATTACTAAAGGTCTTGTTCTTACGGACATAGTAAAGCCTGGGACTAATTTATCTCTTTCATACTTGCTCATATAAGACTCTACAGTTTCCATTTGAGATGTAGAACTATAGTATAAATTACTATATTGACGTTCCATCACCTGTTCTATTGTAGCCCATCCTATATTTGCGTTTTCTATTACTAACAATGCTTGATTGTATTCTGTCGCTATTCCTACTAAGACATTTCCGTAATCCTTAGGAGATAATTTACCTTTATATTCTGCTACTTGAGTACAAGTTTCTACGTCAAATACGTGAAATGCAGAATAATCCGCAGAGTCTCCTCTAGCAACATCTGCTACTACCATATATGATTTTGTGTAGTCAACTCCTTCCCATATCCATAAATTACCATCTACACCTCTTCTCTCTAAAGGATCTTTTAAGTATGTTTGTTCATAAAACATCATGTCGTCTGGTTCAAATACTGTATCACCAGAAGCTAAGAAATCGCAATCACATTCCTGTCCTGCCATTCTAGGACCTAAATCTGAGTCTTGTTTTTCTCGCCATTCTTGGTCCCTTTCAGGATGTACTGTCCATGGTAATCTTATAGGTAAAAATGAATTCTCACCACTTTCTGCTTTATCCCAAGTCTGATGAAACCAGTTACCAATTCCGTTAGGAGTTGATAATGCCATACACTGTCCACCTGTTGCTAAGGTTTGTTGTGCTGCTGTAAACGTTTCTTGAATGTTATCAATAAAGGCTGCTTCATCGATAAGCAGTAGTGATACTGCCTCTGACCTTGCGGCATCGGCGTTAGAAGATTTAGCTGTAATTTTCGATCCATTCTTTAGTCTAAGTGATAATTTATTTTTCTCTACTGCTGGTAATCTTAACCATTTAGGTAGTTGATCATACATAAACATAGTCTTAGATACTAAGTTTCTTGCAGTAGCTTGAGTTGTTGCTAGAGCAAGTACGTTCTTATCCTTATGAAACAACATAAGCCACAGAGAGTAACCTGCAGCTAAAGTGGATATACCTAACTGTCTTGACTTGAGAGTAATTAGATATTGATGATCTCTAAATAAATGTAATACTTTATCCTGAAATGGATATAAATTAAATAATATACGTCCTCTTGTAGGATGCTGTATATAGCAATACTTCCTCATGAAGTAGGCCGGATCTTTAGCACACTTAAAGTACTCTTGTGCTATTATTTTTTTTATATCTTTTGCCATAACTATCCTATATTGGATTTATTTTTTCTATTTCTAAAGTGCCTTGAGTATTACCATTGTTCCTTGCACTTATCTGGACGAAGTGTGGTTTACCTCGTTTTAGTATGTGAAATAATATTCTTACTCCTCCGTAACTATCTGTATCTAATATCTTAATATCTTTATAATCCCCTTCTTTATTGTAGAGAACTATATTAGTACCTTGAGGGTATGATTCTACTGTAGCATTAGTTCCTGATGAGTTACCAATTATTTTAAAAAAACCAGGGTTAACATCAGTTAAAGACATTGCAAAGCCTGCTAATGCAACTACTGCGTCAGCTATTTTACCCGGTGGAAACTTCTTAAATAGGAATTCAATAGCTTTCAAAGCCGCATATTTTCCTCTAAGTTGATCTATATCAAAATCTTCTAAACTTATACTTTCTAAGCTGTACGACACATTATCTGCAGATCCAACTAAAGAGCTTATTTTACTCCTTAATGGTACGATTGCTTCTTTAAACTGATCTACATCGTACCCTTTTTCATCATTAGTTAAATTATAATCTGATCTAACTTTAGAGTATTTAGCAAGAAGACCTTTTGCTTTTCCACCTTGTGCTTTTTGCTGTTTTAAAGAAACTGCTACTAAAGAAGCTTCTTCACCTGCTACGTTTGTAGTACCTCCCCATTCTTGCACAAAGAAATTATTAATTATTTCAATATTGTCTGCAGAATTAATATCGGGTATACCTTTTAATTGTACGTATAAATCTCCGGGGCACCATTTGTCTTTATCATATCCGGTAAGTTGTTTGGCCTTACTTCTTATCTCATCAAATTTTCCTGAACGTATAAGTTTAGCTTTAGGGTATTTTTCCTTAATAGCAAGAGCACTAGATAGAGGTTGGTTAACAAAGTTTACATGCGAGTTTTTAGGTTCAAGCGCTGATAAGTATGAAACAATTTTTTTGGTGCTAGTTGAATCTTCTCCAGGAATTTCTGCTGGCATTGTACTTATTAAACGTTCTGCTCTTTCTGAAATGTTTTCTACTGTAAATGGTGAAGTAATATCACTAACATAGAATAAAGAAACTAAACCTTCTTTTACATCTGTATCTGCACTATCTTCTGCTGCTGTTCCTTTTACTATAATCGAATAATCATTTCCCCTAAACGTGAGTAATGATTGTCCTACTGAAGAACTCGATGATCTGGCTTTAGTGTAAGAGGTTATGTCTTCTTCTTGGTTAGCTAGTTTTTCTAATTCTGTAAATACCTCTCCTCTAAGTGTGCTTGAACTTGCTCCTCTAGATGGAATTTCAGAAAATTTTAAAACAATCTTAGATGTACCTGCAGTAGCTTCTATATCACCGTATCTGTTTATTTTACTCTTAATAAGGTTTACTAGATCTTTATCTTCATTTAATAAAGGAATAAAACCAAATATAGATTCAAACAAAGCCATATCCTCTTGACTATTAATGTCAGGATATCCTTTTTTGGTCTTATACGACCATTCTAATATAACTCTATCTATTATATTCATTTATTTAACTACTACTTTGAATAAACCTGGGTATTCTTTTTCAAAATGTTTAGCTTGCTTATAGCTACGACCAAAAACCCACTCATCTAATTCATCACCATCTGTATAAGTTGTAACATCTACTTCTCCGTTTTTTATTTCGTCTTCAGTACCAAATTCATATGGAGAATCTGCTAGATCTCCTGATTCAACGTCAAAGGCTACTTTTGGAACTAATAGTTCAATGTGATAGTCTACTTCTTCTTTTAACGCTCGACTGTTTTGTGTAAGTTTATTTTCTATTAAGAATGCTCTTAAGTTAAAGTTGTCTTTCATCTTATTATTATTATAAACCGTTTTCTTCTATATAATCCTCTAATACGGACTGTAACGCAATATGAGCAGATGTTCCTGGTTGTTCATCCATAAGGTTTATAGCAGTTTTAGCTATTTGCATAATAACTTCTTCTCCTTCTTGGTTAGCGTAAAATTGATGATCACTTTCTTGATCTTCTTTTACATTATTTCTATTTTCTGCTAAGAATTTTCTTAAATCAAAATTATTCATTGTGTTTTAATTTTAGTTTATTTTTAATCTATAGGTTGATCATCATCTAAATAAGCTCTTCTCAATTGAAGTTGCATAGCTTCCCTTTCCTCCCTGTCGTACTGA